AGACACAGATGGCGACTACTTCGACGTGACGGGCACTACGGGCTACGCGGCTATGACCGTCGCAGCTAACCGTCACTTCTTCCTGCAATTCGATGCTGCGTTAGAGATGACGCACCATGCGACTAACCTTGATCTTCCTGGGGAGGCGAACATCACTACTGCTGCTGGTGATGTAGGAGAATTCTTCGCGACAGACGCAAACACTGTCCAGTGCGTGAATTACACAAAGGCCGATGGTACGGCTGTTGTTATAGGCGCGGATTCAATTGATAGCGCACAGATTGTAGATGACGCTATTGATAGTGAACACTATACCGATGGTTCAATTGATGAAGCTCACTTAGCAGATAATGCTGTAACTTTAGCGAAGATGGCCGGTGGAACCGATGGTAATATAATTAGTTTTGATGCTTCAGGCGATCCTGTTGCGATTGCAACAGGAGATGATGGACAGGTGCTTACGTCCGCTGGGGCGGGACAACCTCCAGCATTTGAGGATGCTGGTGGTGGTGGCGGCAAGGTTCTTCAAGTGGTGACTGCGACGACCAGCACAGCCGTTTCATCCAACAGCGACACGCGGGCAGACACTGGGCTTACGGCGTCGATCACACCAGCGGACACAGCTAACAAAATTTTGGTGCTTATTTCTCAGCACTGTTCGGCGGGTGGGGGCCGTGCGAACGGTGACATCCACATAATGCGCGACGCCGTCGACCTAATTAACTATTCACAACAAGCTAACGTCGACAACTACATGGGCAACTCCTTTTTCCAGTATTTGGACAGCCCCAGCAGTGTTTCCAGCATCACATACAAGACCCAGCAAGCGCTTGTGGATCAGTCGGGCTTATTTATAACCAACAGAACCGATAGTAGTGGCACCTCCTATAGCTACATCACCCTAATCGAATTGGATTATTCATGATGACTATCGAAAAAGTAGAGGCACTGGTCTCACTTCAGCCAGACGCAAAATTTGTTGTGACCGGCGACATAATTCGGTGGGATTCGCCGGACATTTCACAGCCGACTAATGATGAGATCACAGAGGAGATTGCTCGCTTAACAAGCGCCGAGCCCATGCGTCTGTTGCGTATCGAACGAAATAAGCGGTTGCATGATTGTGACTGGTGGGCATCGTCTGATCTAGAGATGAGTCAGGATCAAATTGATTACCGCCAAGCACTCCGCGATCTTCCTGCAAATACTCCAGACCCTGGCAACCCTATTTGGCCGACTGCACCAGAATGAGGCTAAAATGAGAAATTTCCTATGTGTCCTGGCGATGCTTGCTTTGTGGACACCTGTCCAAGCTGGTGAACCAATTGATTATAAAATCAAGCATCACCAGATGCTTTACACTACTGTCCTATTGTCGGGCGGGATTGGTTCAGGCTCAGGCACTGTTATTTTCAGTGGTAAGGTCGATGTTGATGGTGAAGCCGAAGTCCACACTTATATTCTAACTAACCATCATGTTATCCGTCGCTCTATCCACATCAAGGAAGAGTGGAATCCTCAAACCAAGAAAGAGACTAAGACAGAGACTAGAGATTTAGTTGAGGCATTTTGGTTTGAGTATAATGATTATTCAGTGATGGTCGGCAAGACAGGTCGTCGGGCAGAAATCATCGCCTACGATGCCAACGCCGATCTTGCTGTGCTTCGCCTTATTGACACCGAGCGGTTTATCGAGAACGTAGCCAATCTGATGCCTCGAGAAGACAAGCTACATCAGTTCGAGAAGGTGTACGCAGTGGGGGCAGGGCTTGGATTCCCGCCTTTTAGCACTGATGGAACGGTGGGCTACAACGACGGACTGTGGAAGGGGCATCGTTATGTCCTTACGACAGCCCCAATAATTTTTGGAAATTCTGGCGGCGCACTGTTTCGCTGGAGTGATATTAGCAATTCCTACGAACTAGCTGGGGTGCCGTCCGCCGTTTCAAATGCTGGGTTCGCCGGTCCTGTCACTCACATGGCCTGGAGTATTCCGATTGAGACGGTGTACGAGGTGCTTGAGGACAACTATCTTTGTCACATCTGGACCGACCCCTGCCCGGCAGAAGAAAAAGATGGTGCTTCAAATGACCCATCGGCGGACTGATTCCGATAGCAATGGAGCCGGGCATCGTCGGCTGATGCAGAGGCCGTTCGTGATCCCGCTTGCCACGGTCCTAGCCGCCATGGGAACTGCCATGGCCGTAGGCGTTAGTTACGGGCAGGCGGTAGACAACATCGGCGACAATACGGCCAGGATCGAGCGCGTGGAAGAAAGGGTCATAGCCGAATTAAGGGCCATAAACCGAAAACTCGACATGCTCTTCTCTCCAAGGCCTAGACAGTGATCACCGCTTCCGACATCGATACCCTGACCCGCACGGTTTGGGGCGAGGCCAGAGGCGAATCCTACGAGGGCCAGAAAGCCGTAGCCCATGTCGTGATCAACCGATGGAAAGCCGACGAGGGGCAGTTCCAACGGGACGATACAATTGCCACGGCCTGTTTGCGACATGCCCAGTTCTCCTGCTGGACCGCGACCGACCCGAACTTCGAGGAAATGCAGACAATTGGGTTTGGAGCGCGGTCGTTCCGCATCGCCATGCGCGCCGCCCTGGAGGCGCTTGACGAGCCAGACCCTACTGAGGGAGCGAAGCACTATCACACTGCTGGAGTCAGCCCAGAGTGGAGTAAACGCCGGGAGCCCGTGGTTGTTATCGGCAAGCATTACTTCTTCGTCGGTATTTTATAAACAACGGGCGGTGGTCATGTGGTTGACGAGAAACTCCGAGAGTTCGCGACTGAAAAACAGTGGGCGTATTACCTAGCTGTTGATGAACACGGCTCTCAGAAGGCCGCGTCCAGGGCGCTGGGGATAACCCAAAGCACTATTGGCCGATCTGTTCTGGCGCTCAAGAAGAAGGCTGCTCTACATGGCTACTCCCCGGATCACGATATCGTTCATCCGGCAGCACCCGGCTTTGTGTCAAAGGGCCACAGCACGCTGTATGACAGCGCCACAGGCGAAGCCAAACTTCAATGGCATAAGACCCAGCGGGATGAGCAGCAGGCCGGTCTGGCCCGGCAGGCGGCCCTTGAAGCCATGCTGGAGGAGATACCACCGGCCCAGCCAATCGAGCCGGTTGCTCTCGTCGGGAATGACCTGCTTAACCTGTATATCCTGACCGACTACCATCTGGGCATGTTGGCCTGGGGCGAAGAAACCGGTGAAGATTGGGACATAAAAATCGCTGAGAAGCTGCTTCTTGATTGGTTTACGGCAGCGATAGAGCAGGCTCCCAAAGCCGATGTAGGGCTGTTTTGTCAGCTCGGAGATTTTCTCCACATCGATGGGCTCGTTCCCATCACGCCGGCTTCCGGTAATATTCTTGATGCTGATACGAGATTCCAAAATATTGTGCGTGTCGCGGTACGCACGACCAAGCAGATCATTAGCATGTTGCGAGCAAAATATGCTCATGTTCATGTCATCTGTGCAGACGCAAATCACGATCCTGCGAGTGGGGTGTGGTTGCGAGAAATGCTTGCTTCAGCCCACCAGGATGACGACTCCATAACCGTGGACACTAGCCCCGATACCTATTATTGTTTCCCATGGGGTGATACCAGTTTGTTTTTCCACCATGGACACAAACGAAAACCAACCAGCATTGAGGGTGTCTTCGCCGCCAAATTCAGGGATATATGGGGTGGCAGTAAGTATAGTTATGCTCATCTTGGTCATATGCACCACCTTAAAGCTCTTGAGGGCAACTTAATGATCGTCGAGCAACATAGAACGCTCGCGGCCAAGGACGCATACTCTTCCTCCCGAGGTTTTTTGTCAGGCCGCTCGGCCTCAGTTATTACATATCGTAAGCAGCATGGCGAAGTAGGCCGTGTTACATTGACTCCCGAAATGGTCACGCCTGTGTGACCATAAACACTGAAGGATGAAAATTATGACAACGGAAATCTCGAAGCCATTTTGGGCATCTAAAACCTTATGGGTAAATTTGATTGCCTTGGCGGCTGCTATCTCTACCGCGTTTGGCGTCGACCTAGGTCTCAACCCGGAAGCGCAGATCGCTGTCGTCGGCACCGTAATGAGCGTAATCAACATCGTCTTGCGTCTGATCACCAAGGCACCGGTTTCCGTTTCCTAATGGCGATCCCGGTCCTAGCCGCATTCAAAGCGGTTTTTTCTATTCTCGGCCTGCTCGACATTATTGCCGGGTGGATCGAGAAGGCACAGATGCGGGCAACCATTCGAGCGGAGAACGCCAATGAAGAGTTTAAACAGGTCGCAGGGCGTATCAGGGAGGACAAGGGTTTGGTTTTCAAAATTCGCAGCAGCGGCGATGCTCTTCTTGCAAGGTTGCGACGGCGTTACGCTGCTGACCCATGATTTTTGCTTGAGAGACGCCCTGATATTGGTGACCGCAGGTGATGTGGTTGAGGGGTCGGCAACGGAAACGGAAATCATCGCTCACAATGCTCGGCTTGAGTGTGGGTGCCCTGACGCGCCGGCCTGGTGCGAGGAACTGTGACGCATGAGTTGGCAATGGTGGGCGGCGCTTATCGTCATAGCCCTGCTGGTGGGGTTTGGGTGACTCATACCAGCGCCCCGCCGTTCCGGGCCGCAAAATCCGCGCAGTCAGCGCACAGGCGATTACCCGGCCCGTTGGACATGAACGACCGATCCGGCTTGTCCCTGCACCGCGGACCTAAGCAGTCGCGCAGCGATCTGGCTGTGTCGTCATTGCGCGGCCTTCCCCTGACCTTTATGGCACGGCGCTGTTTGGGAGGTGGACTCACGCTCTTGTCGCCTTGTTGATGGGGAGGTCAGACGCGGCTGTCATTGCGCACTGTACACATCCCACGCCCGCTCCTCCATGTTGGAAACTATCTCAATGAACTTACCGTCGCGGGTGCGAAGGTACAGCCCCTCTGGCTCAAACGGTAGGTCGCCCACGTTCTCATGGGCGTCCATGAGATAGCACTCGGTAATCTCGATATCCGGGTCTTCAGCGGGTTCGCCGGGGCTGTTTAAACTTGCCGCGCGCGCAGGTCTACCGGGGGTGACGGTCGCGGTTACGTCGAGTTCGTTATCACCGGGTAGTGTGTAGGTGAATTGAACTGTCTCAGCCATCTTCTTGCTCCTTATCCAGTAGCATAGCCATCGTGCGGGCGTAGCCCGCGATGTCGATGATGCTATCCAGGTGGTCAGGGGTGCGGCACAGCCGCGCCATCTTGACGCAGATCATGTCGAGCGCATGGCGGATGCGCGGGTTTGGACACGCGCTCACGCCACTCTGAAGTGCGACGATATTATTGAAGAGACCACGCGGGTGCCCATAGTGCTCACCGCGCGCTTGCGTGACACTCTGGATGGCCGCGTCGAACTGTCTGGTGTAGTTGCTCATTGCTCACCTTCTTACCATGGGTCGTTGACTTAATGTATGAAGACTAATACGATGGCAACGCAAGTCAAGATTAAATGCTATGGAGACATCCAATGGGTTCCAAGGCCGAGGCTCTGAGAGACTTGGAGGTGGTCATCAAACAGTACGGCCTCGCACCGTCAACCGTGGGCCGCGAGATCGCGGGCGACCCCCACTTCCTGGCGCGGCTGCGTGACGACGACAAAACTATTACGACGAACACGCTTGACAAGGTATGGCGCTACATACTAACGGTTAAGGGTCAATTGGATTTGGATTTGGAATAGGAGAGAGAACATGGCGATACACCTACCCTACGGTGGGTCCAGCGCGCACCGCACAATCGGTTGCCCAGGCTGGCTCAAGAAATCAGAAAACCTTCCGCCCCGACCCGCTGGCGCTGCCGCCATCGAGGGGTCCATGCACCATCAGGTGATGGAACACGCCATCCGCGCCACGCTCACGCCGGAAGACTTTATCGGCATGGTGTACGCAGAACCGGGGACGGACTTCACCCGCATCTATGAGGCGTCTGACGTTGACCTGACGAACATCGCCTTCCACGCCACTCACAGACTGCTGGACGATCTCGACATCGACATCATCGAGGTCGAGCCATTCGTTCAGCTTGTGCCGGGTGTCGCTGGCGGGTCCATCGACCTGTTGGGTCTGTCGAGCGACGAGACGACGCTGCTCATAGCCGACTACAAGTTCGGTAGCGCGCCTGTGTCCGTCGAGGGCAGTCCCAACTTGGCTCTGTACGCCATCAGCGCGCGGCATGACTCGTTCACCTCTGACCTGTTCGACAAGGTCGAGCGGATTGTGTTCGCCGTCATCCAGCCGCGCGTCAAGGGTGTGGTCACGCTCTGGGAGACTAACACCGTGTTCCTGGAGTTGTTTGAAACCCGGTTCAGAGCGGCTATGGACCGCGACTACTTGTCGCCCGGCTCACACTGCCAGTGGTGTCCCGCTGCGCCGTTCTGCGATACCAAGCGCGCGAGCGTCATGGCGGCGAACCTGTTGGGCGTGAAGGACCAGGATCAACTCAACGCCGCTGCGGCCATGGTCGAAGAGGTCGAGACCTGGGTCAAGGCGGTCAAGGAAGAGATATACCTACAGATGACCCGAGGTGTGCCGGTCAAGGGTTGGAAGGTCGTACAAAAACGCCCCACCACCAAGTGGACCGACGAGGCTGGCGCGCGAGCGTTCCTCAAGAGCAAGCGCATCGCGGCCAAGTCAATCACCAAACCCGCCGCGACCCTGACGCCTAAACAGGTCGCTGAAGTTTTACGGAAAAGGGGTCATGCGTATGACCTGTCGAATTTCATCGTCTCGGAGAGTTCCGGCACGACCATCGCCACCCTTGATGACCCGCGTGACGCGGTCATCGTCGGCGACGTTCAAGGCGAACTGAGGGACATGATGAAGTAGCGCGGTACATGAGTACCGTTATTTTTGGAAACTAGGATTAGGAAACGAACGATGAGTACTAACTTTCCCACGGTTATGAACCCGAGTGATCTGTCCACCGCGCTGGCGGGCAGTCAAATCCAGGAGACGACGGGTCTGGCGGGTTTCTCTTTCTTGAAGATGGACTTTCAGTCCGGTGAGTGGCTACTCGGTCAGGACGCCGAGATCGTCACCGACGAGTTAATCCTCGTCAACACCACCACCATCATGCACGGCTGGATTCTCTGGTCGGGTGGACGACCCAACAAGTCCTTCGTCAGCTTCACCCAGCCGCTCCCGCAGCCGATGGAGCCAATTGGCGAGGACTATCCTTCTGAGGGCCGCTCGTTCCAGGGGGCGCTCATCGATGACGGCGAACCTCTCGCCTTTGATACCAACAGCTACGGTGGGCGCAAGGGCGTGGACGTTTTGCTGGGCAAGATCAAGGCCCACTCGGCAGAGGGGTCAAAGCACTTGTACCCCAAGGTCAAGCTGACCAGCGAAAACTACGTCAACAAGAAGCAGGGCGGCAAGCTGACCTACAATCCGGTGTTCGAGATCGTCGCGTGGTGCGACAATGGCGGCAACGAGGAAGGCAAGGCAGCGGCACAGGTCGAGGGTCCGACCGAGACGGCGGAAGCCCCGGCGGAAGAGCCTAAGAAGCGCCAGCGGCGTAAGTCTAAAGCGGCGTAGTTCCCCGTTACGTCGCCTAGGGGCGCAGGTCTTTGTTCCTTTCAGCCTGCGCCCCGCTTTTTCTCTGGAGTCCTCCATGCTGTACCTAGACCTTGAAACTCGCTCCGACGTGGACCTGATATTCCACGGGCTGCGGCGCTACGCAATTGACCCCTCGACAGAGGTCATCTGCATGGCGTATGCGCTGGACGACGATCCGGTCGAGTTCTGGTGGGCCGACGAGCCGTTCCCCCGCGAGGTCGAGGACTACTTCAACAGCGGCGATCCGGTCATGGCCCACAACGCGGGCTTTGAACAGGCCATCTTCCGTTCTGTCATATCCTTCTCCCATGCCATCACTGAGCCTCACGCCACCCAGTGGCGCTGCTCCATGGCCATTGGCCTCACCAACGGCTACGCGGGCGGGCTGGACGCCCTGGCGGCGGGTCTGGGGCTGGCCTACCGCAAGAACCCCCAAGGCGCGCGGCTCATTCGTGAGTACTGCGCGCCGGGTCACCTCAAGACGTTTAAACCCGGCGACGCGGAGATCATGCGGGACTACAACATCTCGGATGTCAAGACCATGCGCGAGGCGGTCCACTGTCTGCGCGATCTCACGCCAGCGGAGTGGGAAGAGTATCACATCAACGCCATCATCAACGACCGGGGCATACCCATTGACGTAGCGTTCTGCGAGGCCGCGCTGGGCTACACCCGCGAGGTCGCCGACGACGCCAACGAGCAGATCAGCCTCCTGACCGGTGGGCTTATGACCAAGGCGACGCAGCGCAACAGCCGGGACGCTTGGTTGTTACCCAAGCTGACGCCGCACCAGATGGACTTGCTCACGGTCCACAAGAAGGGCATCAAGAAGATCAGCCTGGATCAGGACCACCGCCGTTACCTGTTGGAGTGCGGTGATCTCGACCACGACGCCCGCGAACTGCTGGAGTACATCGACAACGCCGGGTCTAGCGCGCTCAAGAAATTCGCCGTCGCCAGCCACCAGCATGTCAAGGGCCGCGTCCACAACACGTTCCTGTTCAACGGCGCGGGGCGCACGGGCCGGTTCTCGGGCAAGGGGTTGCAGCCCCATAACATCAGGCGCGACGTTTATGGCAACAATGAGGCAGAGAGCCTTATCCAGGACGTAATCCAAGGGATGGAGATCGACCAGCCCGCCAACACAATGGCCCGTCTGTTGCGCGCCATGATCGCCCATGAGGACGGGCTATATTGGGTCGATTGGTCGAGCATCGAGGGGCGCGTTGCGCCGTGGCTCTCAGCCTCTCAGTCAGGCGAGGCCAAGCTGGAACTGTTCCGGCAAGGCCGCGACATCTATGTGGTGACCGCCGCCAGCATGGCGCACCTACCAGAGGCCATGGTCAGCAAAGATCAACGGCAGAGCGGTAAGATCGCCGAGTTGTCGCTCCAGTTCGGCGGGTCACACAACGCCCTGATCGGCATGGCTAAGAATTATGGCATCACCTTTGAAGAAGACGAGGCCCGTGGCATCGTGGACAAGTGGCGCATGGCGAACCCCTGGGCGCCCGAGATATGGGCCGCGTATGACAACGCGATCACAGAGGCCGTCTTGAACCCTGGCACAGACCAGAAGGTCAGGCGGGTAACGTACCACGCTGACGGCGTCAACTTTCTGTGGTGCGCGCTGCCGTCAGAGCGGCTGCTGTCGTACCCTCGCCCCAAGTTCGAGGCGTACATGACGCCGTGGGACGAGGAGCGTATAGGTGTAACATTTCAGTCACACTTCAAACCGGCGGCGGGTGAGCCGCCCACCCGCATCCACGCGCGCGGCGCGCTGCTATTCCAGAACACGGTACAGGCTGTCGCCGCCGATTGTCTACGCGAGGCCATCGTGCGGGCGCATGACGAGGAGTTGGAGATCGTCGGTCACGTCCACGACGAGATTATCGGGCTAGGCGACCGCGCGGCGGGCGAGCGTCTAAACGAGATTATGCTAGAGGAGCCGTGGTGGGCTGATGGTCTGCCACTCGCCACTGGTGGAGTGTCCCATGGAAAGAGGTATGGAAAATGACCAAGACTGAAAAGAATCTTCAAGACTACATCATACGCAACGTCAACCTACGCGGTGGCGTCAGCCGCAAGGTCGAGGCGGTCGGCCACACGGGCTTCCCTGACCTGTTCCTGGCGCACAAGGGTCGCCTAGTGCTGGTCGAGGTGAAGTCACCGACCGGCAAGGGTCGGCTCGCGGCCAAGCAAGAGATGGAGATCAAGCGGCTGACCGCCGTGGGCGTTGATGTCCGGGTCATCGACAGCTACGAGGGGGCAGACAATGTCATCGACTATCTCGCGGATGTCTAGACAACTCACCACAGAGCAGAACGCAGCCATCGACCGCCTGTTCGACTACGATCACACCATCCTCGTCGCGGGCACGGGCGTCGGCAAGACGGTCATTGCGCTGACCGCGATCTGGGACTTGATCCAGGCCGATACTCTTCACAAGGTCATCGTCGCCGCACCAGCGAAGGTCATCGAGAAGATGATTTGGCTCGACGAGATGGCGAAGTGGGAACACCTTCGGGGTATGCGCGCCATCCAGCTAGAGGGCGACAGCGCCCAGCGGATCAAGACCCTGCTGTCGAGCGAGGCCGAGATCATACTGGTGAGTTTAAACAACCTGGATTGGTTGCTGCACCAGGACCACGACTGCGACGGTATCGTGGTCGATGAGTTGTCGAAGGCGGCGGGCAAGTGGACGAGAGGTCTCAAGTCCAAGAAGCTCGGCGGTGGTCTGATATGGCGCTGTGGCATGACAGCGACGCCGGTCTCACAAAATTTTGAGAAATTGTACGCCATGGCGCGCATCATCGACGGCGGGCGGGCGCTCGGCACCAACCTGCGGAAGTTCTTGGAGGAACACTTTTATCCTGACTACCAGGGCTACAACTGGACCCTCAAGGGCTTCGCTGACGCCCAGATCACGCACAAGGTGCGCTCTCTCGTCCATCTAGTGACCGATGACAAGGTCACGGTGCTGCCAACGCTGCGACAGGAGACCGTGGAGTTCGATATGCCGCCCGAATCGCGGGCGTTCTACGACGACATGAAGAAGAACATGGTGGTCGAGGGGCGCGAGGCGGCAAACCAAGCGGTCAAGTCGGGCGTCTTGCGCCAGATCGCATCAGGCTTCTACTACGCCGACGATGGCGGCACACCTGTGTCGCTGGACAACGCCCGGATCATCGAGGTTGGTCGCTGGGTACACAACCTCGACGGTGATCCGGGGTTGGTCTTCTACGAGTTTGTCGAGCAGGGCCATGCCCTACGCAAGGTGTTTGGTAGCAAGGCACCTCACATTGTGTTCGCCCAGGTGCAAGCCATGTCCCACGGGGTCGATGGCCTACAGCATGAGTTCGCGGACGTTCTCTTTATACAGCCGGTCTGGAGCCGTGACACCAACGAACAGGCGATTGGCCGGGTATGGCGGCAGGGGCAAGAGAAGCCCGTGGCCGTCACGACGCTGGTGTGCCGTGGCACACTGGACGAGTTAGTCATGCAGCGCGTGGAAGATCGTGGCCGCTGGATGGAATTATTCACAGCACACTTGAAGGGAGAATAGTTATGGTTATGCTCAAGAGAAGTTTTACGATTGGTCAGCAGATTGTGGAACGGGCCCGCACGGGTCTCAGGGGTTACGGTGAGTTCGTACTCGCGCCCGCCGATTGCCAGTACATTCTGGATCACTGCGACTTCACCCAGCCGGTCAAAAACCCCGGCGACCAGCAAACCAACAGAAAGCTGAAGAAGGCTCGCGTCGCCGCCTATGTCACAAGCATGACCGACCGGGGTGTCATCGACACGGGCGACACGTTGAAATTTGACACCAACGGTAACCTGTTCGACGGTCGTCACCGCATGACCGCCGCCATAGAGGCGGGTGTCTCGCTCCTCACCCTTGTGGCGTTCGGTCGCTCGACCGAGGCGTTCGCCGTGACCGACAGCGCAACCGGGGCTAGGAAGAAGGCCGAATTGTTTGAGATGGCGGGCATCCAACGCGGCCCGCTCTTGAACGGTGTGACGAGCATCCTGATGAACTGGCGCGACGATCACTTCATCCAGAAGGGTCACGCGCACACGGGCGAGGTGTTGCTCAACTTCTACTTGGACACGATTGACGACGATCTGATGCAAGAGTGCGCAGCGCTCTGCGACCGGGCCTACAGGCGGGGGAAAACCCCACTCGTCTATCTCTGCGCCTTGCTCTATACCCTACGCACGAAGGGTGACGAGGCGTGGGCGCTTGAGTTCATGCGCTGCATAATCGAAGCTGATTGGGAAGGCAAGAACGCGGCCCTGGGTGTGTTCTTCAAATACTACGCAGTGGCGTCCGCCAATCCCGCGATCTCCCTGCGCGCGCCGTACAAGATGGCGCTACTGATCCACACCTGGAACAAGTTTCACGCGCGCCGCAAAGGTAAAACTGAGGAACTCACGGCGGTCGCTTACGACGTTAAACCCGACCTGACCGTGGAGAGGGTGAAGTGATGCAAGCTAACGAGTTTCTCGACACGATCTTCGACACCCTGGCCGACGATGAGTATGTCTGCGTGTCCCGTGCCATGGAGAAGAAGGACGGCACCGGCTTCTGGTTCAAGTCGTTTAAACTCGACGCGCGCCAGTGGCGCAAGTGGAAGCCAGAGGAACAAGCCCAGGCGTGGTACTTCTGCGTCTCGACCGTCGATGGCGCGCTCAACGACAAGGGCACCATGATCGCCAGGGGGCGCGCCAACCTCAAGCACTACTACTGCATCGTCCTCGATGACATAGGCACCAAGGTCACGCCGCCGCCGGTCGAGCCATCGTGGAAGGTCACCACCTCTATGGTGGACGGCCAACCCAGCCAGCAATGGGGTTATTGCCTCGACCCTGGCGACGATTGGGGGCTGTACGAGGCCGTTGTCGAGTGGTGCGCCGCCCAGGGTTGGTCCGACGCGGGCGCGGGCGGCTCTTACCGGCTCATGCGTGTGCCGGGGTCGGCCAACCTCAAGCCGGGGCGTCAAGAGTATCGCACCAACGTCACCGAGAGCGAGTGGTCGGTGTGGTCACTCGCCGAGTTCATGGAGGACATGGGTTGCGATGTGGATGCGCTCGATGTCAGGGATGTCACCGTCGCCGCCAGGACCGGCGGCGCGGTGGCGATGGATGGTATCGACCCGCTGCTCGATTGGCTGACTGATAACGGCCATGTGGTGCGCGACGACGGGTCCGATTGGGTCACTGTGGTCTGCCCATGGGCTGGCACCCACACGACCGGCGAGAACACGGCTGGCTACTCGCCGCTGGGGCGTGGGTCGGGCGTCTACGTCCAGACCAGAGCGTTTAAATGCCTCCACGAACACTGTGTCGAGCGCAAGCTGACCAAGTTCCGCGAGTGGGCTGGCAAGCTGGGCGCGCCGAGTGTGTCGGGCTACGACCCGTTGCCCTGGCTGCAAGACAAGTACGTCTACGTTGAGAAGGGTATGCTCTTCGTGGACCTACACCAGCGCACTATCGGCGGCACCTGGGAGTGGACCGTGGCCGAGTGGCAGAACAAGTACAGCGAGTTCGTATCTGTGCCGGGGTCCGCCAACCCGGTCTCGATGAAGGCGGCGTTCTTGCGGTCTGACAAGTCGAAGCGCGCGGTCGATCTCTGTTACCAGCCCGTGGCGCGCGGCCTGGACACCGGGCTGGTCACCAACAACGAGCAGTGCAACGTGAACATGTACGTCCCACCCAATCACAAGGAGACCGACGACACACCTCATGTCTTCCTCGATCATGTCGAGTTCCTTCTACCGAACCCGTGGCACCGTGAAATTTTCTTGAATTGGCTGGCACAGAAAATCCAGCAGCCCGCGTCGCGCTCTTACGCGGTCGTCATGGTCGCCGATGGTAAGCAGGGCACGGGCCGGTCGTGGCTCAAGGACATGCTGATCGAGGTGCTGCAAAGCGGTGTCAACTCGGCGACCATGCCGCAACTATATGGCAGCGGCACGTCGTCACAGGAGAACTTCACGAAATGGAAATCCGAGTGCCAATATCTGGTCGTCGAGGAGAGCCATGACCAGGGCATGTCGCGCGATGACTACTTTTATGGCTACGAGACGTTTAAACGCAACTGCGACACCAAGCCGACCAAGAACGAGGATATCAATATCAAATATGGAAGGATCAGCAAGGAGACCTTGTACTACAACGTGCTGGTGTTCTCCAACCACACCGACGCCATGGTCATCCCATCCGAGGATCGGCGCATCACGGTGCTGGAGAACCCAACCGAAATTAAAGATTATGACTACTACACCCGCCTGATGGGCGCGCTGAACACACAGGAGCCACGCCGTGTGTTCTGGTGGCTCATGCGGCGCAAGCTGGAGAGCAATTTTGGTGAATGGGGCGATGCGTTGAATTCGCCAGAGCAGTACAACCACATCACGCCGCCCAAGACGCCAGCGCGCCAGCGCATGATCGAGGACACCCGCGCACCGGCCGAGAGTTTAGCCGAGTGGATACAAGAGAATCATGCGCCCGATCTTGTGACCCGCGCCACGCTCAAAGCTGCGATTGGTGCGGCGGCGCGTGACCTGGACGACGACAAGAACATGCGCGAGCCGGGACGATTGACCAAAGTGTTGTGGCGAAAACTTCGCGGCCTGAGGCCCGATGATGCAAAAAACGGTGCCAGATATGTGATTGAAGGCAAGCAGAGTGAGGTCCGCGCCATCCGCAATCAATTGAAATGGGAAGCCCAAGACAGGGGCCGCGACACCGAAATTATCAAAGCGGAATTGGCGCGGACGGGTTTGCCGCCGAATGTCGTGAAAATTAGAGCGGGCTAGAGGGAAATTAGAGGGAATTGAAAATGGTTTGCTCTATCTGTGGCCCGCAGCTTTCTGCCGTTTCCGTATACCATAGAGTAGATAGAGGATAATCTGATATAAAACTTATATTATAAATGGTAATGGGGCGCCCCTGGATATAGGGGGTCTATAGGAGAATGCTCTTTTCTCTCTTTTCCTCTGGACCTAAAAAGCCCGCCGGTCACCCGGCGGGCTTTCGCTTGGCGCCAAGACCGAAATTATTTCTTGACTGCCGGAAGTATTTCGAGCAGGTCACCGGTGACTTTGGGGACAGGCGTCTTGCCTTTCTCGTACCTGATGATCTGCCGCGTTGACATGCCGAAACGGTTAGCGAGTTGCGCTTGCGTCATGTTGAGACCCTGGCGCAATGCTTTGAATTTGTCTGGTGTCACGGTTTGGCCTCCGTTGTCGGTATCGAAATATCGCGCCCATCGTAGCGATAGTTGACCGGGTCTGTGGTCTGCACAACGTGCCAACCGGTGGGCAGTGTCCAGCGCATGAACCTATCGGCGGCGCTTGCCTCGGCCTCGGCGAGGGTAGCGAACCGCTGGGCATTACCAGCATTTTCGCCATGGGAGAATTTGAAAATAGGAGCGTAGGAAGTCATGGTCTATTCCTTTCAAGTTTGTTGTGCGCGGGGACAATAGGCGAGCTTGGAGAGAATGGCGCGCCCGGTGTGCGGAGCGAGGTACGCCACATCACGCGCGCGCGGGCATTCTTTGACCAGACGACGCGCGGTCACCGGATAGTCGCCCGGATGTGATTTAATCCAACTAGCGGGCGTCACGGTCATGCCGGTGAAGGGGAATTCGCAGGGGTAGTGTGTTCGACGTCCCGTGCCTTCCGCTAGTTCTGACACCATGACCGCGCCGCCGTTGCGGGCGATTGTTTCCAACACCCTTTGTTGCGGCGCTGTCACGTTGAGCGGCTTGCGATTTAATATGATAGTTTTCATGGGTCTAGCCTTTCTCTGGTGTTTCGCCGAATTCGATATGGAACAGGCAATCGGTACAAATGTTCATGTGGACAAGCTTGCCATCCGACATAGCGTGCGCCGGATGTCGGTCGCCGCCTAATGTTGAGCAGCAGCACTCGCAATTGGACCAGGAGAAATGCGCCTCGCCCGCGCATTGGTATTCTTCGCTCTCCGTATCCTCGCAGTCGCTCAAGCCGCAATCGTCGCAACCGGGGCAAGCGCCGGTCGACACAGCGGTAAGCCCTGTGAGATAGTTGGTGACATTGGTAATAAATGTATCAGGTGTCATGGTCTTATTCCTTCCAGGTGTTTCAGGTTAAGCGTTCGCGCGAACAAATCCGCTAGCATCTTTCTTGGCGTCACCTTTAGCCTTCAAGCCGACAACCACGCCGTTGGGGTCTCTGAAACGCAAGTCGCTTGCGTCACCATCGATGACAGGCACAAGGGTATCGCCAAGCCTGAAAGTCGCAGGGACATCAAAGAACACCGCCGCCACGTTCATGCCATTACGGTATGCTTTGGCCGCTCTGGCGTCGTTATCCTCAGCCAGGGAGTATGTCAGAGAGTAGTTGTGGGGTAGTTCGCGCCGATTGTGGCGCTTTGTGTAATCGTAGAACGTGATCGCGGGAAACAACGCCATGATATTATCAGCGCCATTCACGGGGACGCGCTCCCAAGGGATGTCGCTTGAGCCGTTGAGCCGCACAACAGGCGTCAAGCCTTGGCGCTTGGCTTTGCGGACAAGCGCTTCAATCTCTTTAATGAGCGCGACCATGAAGGCGGCGCGATCTTCAAAGTACCATTGCGTTTTGGCTGCACGGCTATCGCGGATAGTGTTCGTGATGTCGCCGCGCTTGATGATATTGGCGCGGCCGGCATTCCAGCCTAGGCAAGCGGCGGAACAGCCCGCCGAGCGCATTGGGCAAACCTCGTAACCGGAGAGGTCGGCGGGCGCGAAGTACATCACGCCAGTAAGATAACCGAGCTTTTCGCCTTTGATGGTTTTAGCATCGGCGCTAACAGATAAGAGTTTCATAGTGTTTCCTTTCAAGAAACGGTTCGGGTCGGTTGACCCCAGAAACGCGCGCAGTGTTTAAACCGCGCGCGCTTGAGGTGTTAACCGATTGTGGTGCGGCCACTACAAATTGGGCAGCCCATATCCTCGCCGCTTGCGTCAATCCATTTGTTTGAAGTACGGAACACCATGCCACAGTCGGGGCTTTCGCAGGTCACCTTGACCATGCGCGTGGTCTGTTTCTTACGCCCAACGTCCACGTTGATTTTCCGGTGGGGGAAATCGCCCAAGGTTTTGAGAATAGATTTGGTGCGCGCCTTAAATATCGGTCCAGGTTCCGTTGCGGTCATTTTACCTACCAGCCCGATAGACGTCGCGAGCGCGCGGAATTTAGGACCGTGCCCGAACCCTGCGCCCAGCGTCCCATGTACCATCTCGTGTGCCGTGGTCTCCAGTATTTCCGTAGGCCGGTCGCGCGTTGGTGAAATCATTATCTCGGTTGTCTTGTCGGCGCTGCACTTGGGATAGAAACACTGGCCTATGGTGCGCTTTTTGGAAGCGAACCCGCCGCTTGATGGCAAGCCGATAGTGGCGCGATATTTCGGCAGCTTCAAACCTTCGGGCTTGAATTCCGCCATGAGAAGGACAATGGCTTGGTCAAGCCACTCTTGCCGAGTTTTCTTGTGTTTTGTCATTTTGTTCCCTTTCATAGAAACTGGGTTTCGCACAGATTGCCACGACCTAGGCCATGACAATCAATTCGGAACCTAGTAGCCCAACCAACACTCGATCAGGCCAACGCTGTAGCTGTCGCCCCGATTTGGGTTCACTTCGCTAGTGAAATCGGAAAAGTCCAAACCATGGTTGTTAATGAAACGCGCCGCTTGCTTGCGCGTTAGGGTGTCGTTGGTGTCCAGGTTTCCGTAAGCTTGCGATTGCATGGTGTTTCCTTTCAAGAGTAGGGGTAGGCTTAAAAAGCCGGGCGCATTTCTGAGGGTCATGACGCCACCCCACAACGGCTCGGCTTGTCGGTCGCCATGAATTTGCGGGGGGCGATCCAGGCGCCGTCTTCGCCGCGCTCGCCCCAAAACTCGACGCGCGCCTCAACGTCGCACCTGATACGGTAGCGCAAGGCGTCCGCTTGCGCCAGTGCCCAGTGAGCCGCTGCGTTGTCGTCAACCGCCGTGAGAGGCTCGCGGCAATAATCTTGCATGGCACCATCCTTGCCGTTAGCACTGCGGAAAATCACTTGATACTCTGTCATGACGTAATCTCCAGGTTAATAATAGAAAGAGAATTCAAGATGGCGACATTATGACACCCTGTCAACAACTAAATTCAGCAATCTTGCAAAAAGGCGGCGCGCGGTACTATATTACCGCATAACAGTTGCCTAATATCTAAAAGGGTTGAAATGACCAAAACGCGGAATTCGAATTACGCTGGACGCAAACCGCGAGGCCCGGCCAAGCTAACTAAAGACATGAAAGAAATTTTACACCTAGCGTTTGAGCGCGCTGGCGGTGTCGATTATTTGGTCAAACAAGCTCACGCCGAACCTAAGGCCTTCCTGGCGTTGCTTGGCCGGATTGTACCCGCTCAGGTCGCCTTGGACCTCGCCGTGAGTTTTGACCTGGGCGCGGCTATGCTTGAGAATCAGCGCAACCTAGATCGTTTAAACTCTATGACTATCGACCCCGGCGCGCCTGTGGTGATCGACGTGTTGGCGGAGACTGTGTCCGCCGACAAATGAATGATATCAATGGCTTACATCATACGTTCCAGTTTACCCACAAACCCACCCATTACTTGGACCGCGCTACCCGCGCTATGGATAGCGTGCTAACCGTGACCCGAATAGCGTATATCGGGTGAAAATTGCCACAAAAAGGCGAGGCGTGAACCGGGTCACATGTAGAAAAAAGACCCCAGGGGGTGTGCCGGGGGTACCCCCAGATCGACGACCGCGCGCTTTCTCTATGGACCTGACGGAGACACTCCGCAAATTTTCTGAGAAATTTTTTTTTTTTTTCTGAGAGGCACCCCATGGTGAAACAACAACCACACCCTGACGAGCAACAGCTTATTCATAAAATGTTGAGCTTCAAGGACGACCCCCTGGCGTTCGTCCTCTACAACTTCCCGTGGGGGAAACCCGGCACACCCCTTGAGCATCACACCGGGCCTCGACAGTGGCAGCTTGACGCCCTGGTGAGAATGCGGGACCACGTCCAGGCAAACATCAACAAGCAGCGGCAGGGGCTGGACCCCGAACTTCTCAAGCTGGCACGGGCGTCGGGCCGTGGGATCGGCAAGTCGGCATTCCTGGCCTGGGTTGCGCTCTGGTTGTTCTCATGTCTACCGTCGTCTACCGTGGTGGTCAGCGCCAATACGGAACAGCAGCTTAAATCCACCACCTTCCCCGAGATCAGGAAGTGGGCGACCATGGGTCTGAACAGCCGATGGTTCGAGCATAACATCATGTCGCTACAGCCCGCCGAGTGGCTGGTGCAGACGCTGAAGGACACGACGGGCTACGACGACGCCTACTGGTACATCCAGGCCCGGTTGTGGTCGGAGGAAGCCCCCGACGCCTACGCCGGGGTTCACAGCCAGATGGCTATGGCGGTCCTGTTCGATGAGGCGAGCGGTATCCCCGGCTGCATCTGGCCCGTCGCGCAGGGCTACTTCACCGACAAGACGATCCACAGGTTTTGGGTTGTGATCAGCAACCCGCGTAATCCAAGCGGGGAGTTCTTCGAGTGCTTCCACGGCAACCGGGACCAGTGGGACCACGCGACGATTGACGGGCGTAGCGTCGAGGAGAACGACGCCAACCTCTACGAGGACATCATCCGGCAGTATGGCCCCGACAGTGATCAGGCCAGGGTCGAGGTCTATGGACAGTTCCCGCGCCAGGGCGACGAGAACTTCATGTCGCGGGGTGAGGTCGAGGAGGCGGTGGACCGGGAGTTGGTGGAAGATGTTGGTGCGCCGCTCCTCATGGGCGTTGACCCGGCGCGGATGGGCCGCGACAAGGCGGTCATCCGGTTCAGGCAGGGCCGCGACGCGCGGTCGATTGACCCGCTGGTGTTTGCCAAGTGTAACACAGAGGAGATGGCGACCCACGTTGTCACCGCCATAGAGCGGTATCACCCTGACCACGTCTTCATCGAGGGCGACGGCGTCGGGGGTCCGGTCATTGAGTTGGTAAAGAAGGCCGGGTACGCGGTACATGAGGTCTTGGTGTCGAGGACGGCGCAAGACCCGACAACGTACTACCTTCACCGGACAGAGCTTTGGGGTCGGATGCGCGATTGGTTGAACACCGGGCTGCTTCCGAAAGAGGATGGCCTGATTTCAGACCTGTGCGTGATGCGGTACGCCATCAACCTCAAGGGACAGGTCGCGCTGTACCCGAAGGAGAAGATGGCGAAGCTGGGGTTCGCGTCGCCCGACTATGCGGACGCGCTCGCCATGACGTTCTCGCGCGATGTCAGCCGCCTCGACCAGCGAACGTCGAGACGTTTCGCGAAGAGAAGGGTTGCGCAGGGGGTCGATTGTGATGTATTCACATAATGCTTCATCATTCTCCCTCATACTCCCCACTCCGTTTAAACTCCTCGGCCTTGCGCCGGGGGGTTTACTCGTGTTAGTTTTGCGTGATGGATCATTAGGTAGGAGACTTTGACATGGGTGGTTTATTTGGGGGAGGTTCAACACCCCCCGCCCCAATCCCCCCGCCCCCGCCCCCTTCACGCTCTGACGCGGACGTTCAGTCTGCGGCTCTCGCCGCGCGGCTGCGGCGGGCACAGGCCCTGGGTCGGACGGAGACTATTGTGTCCAGTGGTGCGGACGAGGAGAACAATACCACCAAAACATTATTGGGGGCTGCATAATGGGGGGACATACCGGGGCTGGAGGTAGCCGGCACGCTCGCACAGCAGCGGCAGCAACGGCGGCGCTTCGGGCGGCGCTTCGGGGGGCTGGTCGTCGAAACGCTGGAGGAGGGCGCCCGCCCCCACCACCTCTGGCAGCGCCCGCGCCCGCGCCACCACCACCACCGCCGCCGCCTCCGGCAGCGCCGCTCGCCAAGTCACCGGCGGCGGCGATACAGCGTAAGAAACTCGCGGAAGCCCGCACGGCTGTTATCTCTACAGGGGATGACAGTGATGCGAGCGGTGCCACGAAACAGCTACTAGGGAACTAACCACCCATGATGACCATGGCCGCAGATATCATCAAACGGTTCGACCAGCTAGAGAGCGAGCGGGGAACGTGGGAGACCCACTGGACCGAAATCTCTGATCGTATTCTACCCCGGTACTCGGATACGTTCTTCAAACCATCGTCCGAACAGACCAAGGGTGAGAAGCGCACCGAGAAGATGATCGACAGCACGGGTGGGCTGGCGCTTGAACGGTTCGCCGCTGCCATGGAGAGTATGCTGACGCCGCGAACGCAGAGGTGGCACAGGCTCACGTCCGACAATGAGGAGTTGGGGAAAGAGCGGGACGTCAAGCTGTGGTTTGAACAGGCGACCAACGCCCTGTTCAGACAACGCTATGCATCGAAGGCGAATTACGCCAGCCAGCAGCACGAAAGCTACGTTGGCCTGGGCGCGTTCGGTACGTCCATCATGTTCGTGGACCGGCACGACCGGGGCGGCTTGCGCTATCAGGCGACCAACCTGAAAGAGATTCTGTTTGAGTTGAACCACCAGGGTATTGTCGATACCACCTACCGGAAGTACTCCCTGTCCGCACGGCAGATGATGCAGCGGGTCGAGTTGGACCGGTGGGCGAGCGTGCCCGACGAGGTTGCGAAGGCGGCAGAGAAGACCCCCGACAAGAGGTTTGAGATTATCCACTGCATTCGCCCGCGCAGTGAAGTCCGCCCCGGTAGGCTAGACGCCAAGAGTAAGAGGTTTGCGTCCTTCTATATCGCCGTGAACGGGCAACACGTTCTGAGCGAGGGTGGCTACGACACGTTCCCCTACCAGATTTCGCGCTACGTCACTGGACCGGGCGAGAAGTACGGACGCTCTCCGGCGATGTTTGTGTTGCCGTCGATCAAGGTTTTGAACGAGCAGAAGAAGACGATGTTGACACAGGGGCACCGCGCAATCGCGCCTGTCCTGTTGTCGCATGACGACGGTATCCTCGACACCTTCTCCATGGCTCCTGGCTCAATGAACCCTGGCGGCGTTACCGCCGAAGGGCGTCCGCTAGTCCACGCGCTCCCCGTGGGCAACCTCGCCGCCGGTCAGGAGTTGATGGACATGGAGCGTCAGGTCATCAACGACGGGTTCCTGGTCAGCCTGTTCCAGATTCTTGTTGAGACCCCGGCCATGACCGCGACCGAAGTGCTGGAGCGCGCCCGTGAGAAGGGTGCGCTGCTCTCGCCCACGATGGGGCGTCAGCAGTCCGAGAGTCTTGGCCCGATGATTGAGCGTGAAGTTGACGTTCTAATGAAACAGAACCTACTCCCGCCGATGCCTGAAGTGATGCTTGAGGCGAGGGATGGGTTTGAGATTATCTACGACAGCCCCCTGTCGAGGTCTCAGCGCGCAGAGGAAGCGAGTGGCTGGCTCCGCACGTTGGAAGCCGCTATTGCGTATGCCAACACCACCCAAGACTTGTCGGTCCTCGACCAGTTCGACGCCGACGTTATCTACAAGCAACTCGCCGAGATCAACGCGGTCCCCGCATCGTGGATGCGTGATGGGGCGGCGGTCCAGCAAATTCGCGAGGGACGCGCACAGCAACAGCAAATGGAGCAAATGGTGGCTGCAGCACCCGCCGCCGCTGGCGTTATGAAGGCTTTGAACTAGTGGCGGTGGTGCAGGCGGCGCGCGACTTCCTTGTCAGTCGCGCCCAAGCCTACAAGCGAACCTTCAGCGGGATATATGGCGAGCGGGTCTTGGGCGACCTAGCGGGGTTCTGCCGCGCCGACGCAAGCACGTTCAACCCCGACCCTCGCGTGGAGGGGATACTTCAAGGACGGCGTGAGGTCTGGTTGCGGGTTACCAAGCACCTGAACCTCACAGACGATCAACTACAACGGCACTTCAACCCTACAGGAGAGTAACACGATGACTGACGTATCTGGGTCCGCAGACGCGGGCAACCCAGGGGAAGCTACCGCGCCCTCTGGCGAGACAAGCGCAACCGTTACAGCCGTACCGGGGTCGCCCCTGGCTACGGACGAAAACGCCTCATGGATTGACGGCGTCCAAGACCCGGCCACGAAGGCGTGGGCGGAAGCCAAGGGGCTTCAGAACGGGAGTTTTGAAAACGTCCTTGGGAGCTACCACAACCTTGAGAAGCTGGTCGGCGCGGACAGGGCGGGTAGGACGATTACCGTCCTTGGCGACGACCCAACACCTGAAGAAAAGAACGCCTACTTCACGAAGCTGGGGCGTCCAGAGACTGCCGCCGACTACTCACTGAGGCTCCCCGAAGGTGTCACCGACGATACCCGCCTGACCATGATGCGGAACAAGGCGCATGAACTCGGCCTCTCGGACGCGCAGCTTGTGGGGCTTGCGGAAGCCGACGCGGCATACGTCGAAGCCGCCACCCAGGGGGTGATAGACACTAACGCGGTCAGCGCCGCCGACGCGGAAGCCCAATTGAGGACAGATTGGGGCGCGGCCTACGACTTGAAGGTCGCGGGTATCGACGTAGCCGCGCACAAGTTGGGCATTACCGAGGACCAGTTGGTCTCTCTGCGTGAGACGATGGGGCCGGTTGCCGCCATGAAATTTGTGGACGGTCTGAATACCAAGATGGGTGACCACGATTTTGAGGAAGACGGCGCTATGATCGCCGGTCACAAGACACCCGAACAGGCTCGAACGGAGATGAGCGAGTTGTCCATGAATAAGGAGTTCATGGATGCTTGGATGGACCGGCAACACCCCGGTCACAAATTGGCGGTAGAGAAGAAATCCGCTTTGGCCCGACTTGCTTCAGGAGTGGTCTAATGAGACAGGTCAGATTGGAAGCCTTGAGAATGGCTATCGACATCGTCCCTGAACGGACCAGCCCCGTACAGGTGTGTCAGGTCAGCGAGATTTTGGTTAAGTATATGGTCGAGGGACCGGATTTTTTGAAAGAGTTGGTGAAGATTGAAGACCCCCCGGCTCAAACACCCGAACAGCGGCGTAAGGGGCGCGCCGCCCCTTAAAGGAGCTATGGTGATGGCGTTAGCTACAGCGGCAGTTGGCCTCAGTGCCCGCCGCTGCGGCTTTGAGCGGTTTTGATAAAACCTGTTGCGTTTAAACCACACCTGTGGCAATAATGAAATCAGAGCGCACCATGTGGTGTAGAACAGGCAACGTCGATAACCCAATAGGGCCGACAAAAAAGCCCCAGTATTGGCCCCGCTTCAGCGGATAAGCCTTCAGCTTTTGTTTTCACCGACAGAAGGAAGGCATTTCCAATGTCAAACGAAATCCTAGACTGGTCAGTAATTGACTATAAATCGACTGTTGAGCATCTGCTTCAGCAGCGCGGGTCTAAGTTTCGTGGCGCGGTGATGGAAGACAGCTACCACGGTAAGAGTGGTGCGGCTGTCAACCAGTTGGGTGCGGTGACGGCGCAAGCCAAAACCACACGCCATGCCGATACGCCATTAATTGAGACCCCTCAGGACAAACGCTGGGTCTACCCCACCGATTATGAGTGGGCAGACTTAATTGACGATCAAGACAAGTTGCGCATAATCGCCGACCCCACAAGTCCTTATGCCATAAACGGCGCAATGGCTTTGGGCAGGGCGATGGACGACTTGATCGTTACGGCGGCAACAGGAACCAGTAAGACGGGCGAGGACGGAACTACGTCAACGTCTTTCCCGGCTGGTCAGACTGCTGGTACGACAGCCGGTGGTTTAACGGTTGCCAAGCTTCGGGAAGCCATGCAGTTGCTTATCGCGGCTGAAGTGGATGTGGACAATGAACCTCTGTGGTGTGCCATTGGCGCACAACAGCATGACGATCTTTTGGGCGAAACTCAGGCTATCAGCCTCGACTTCACCAACAGGCCCGTCTTGGTTGACGGACGTATTAAAGCCTTCATGGGCTTTAACTTCATCGACAGCCAGCGTCTTGCTCTTTCTGGCACAGACCGCACCGTCATCACTTGGGCGCAGTCTGGCCTTCACCTTGGAATGTGGAACGACATCAGTGTCCAGATTTCAGATCGTGCCGACAAATCTTACTCAACTCAGGTCTACGTCAAAGGCACCTTCGGTGCCACCCGTGTTGAGGAGAAAAAAGTCGTCGCAATCACTTGTTCGGAGGCTTAAACGATGGCTACTACATATAGCGTCCAAAAAACCAAGTGGGACCAGAACACTCCAACGGAGAAGATCAAGACCAACGAGAGTGCTGGGCGAGTTCGTGTTGCTTATGCTTTGTATGAAGCGTCTTCGATGGCGGTCGGCACCATTGAGATGTTCAACCTTCCGAATGGTGCGCGTATCCTTTCGGGTGAGTTGGTACATGACGCCCTTGGCGGTTCCACCACAGCTTCTGTAGGCCACGCGGCTTATACAAACGCTGCTGGTACGGCTGTCGATGCAGACGTTGATGAGTACAAAGCTGTGGCTGCGTCAACCTCAATTACTACGGTTGATATTGCCGCTACTTCGGCTCTCGGTCGCAACAGTGTTGTCGATGCAGACCAAGATGGTATCCCCATCACGGTTGTAATTGCTGGCGCTGCTTCTACTGGCACGATTGAGTTGACAATGTTGTACGTTGTTGATTGAACCCCTCAGAGGAAGGGGTTGTAGCACTTCAGCTTGCTCAACCCCTTCCTTCTTTTCTTGTTTTTGAGGAGAAGATAATGGCTGATGATTATGCGCTTGCGTACAAAAAAGTAACAGAACTGACCTTGGAGGAAAATGCCCCCGCTTCTGGCGATTGGGGTGTTCGCTGGGACACCAGTGCTGGTCAACCCGTCCGGGTTGCGGCAGAGAATCCGCTTCATACGGTCGGTACAACCGCATCTCTCGCGGAACTTAATATGGCGGCGGATAATTCCGCCAACACCGAAATCGTTACCACCACCAACGCTATCGCCGCCGCCGAAAGCGGGACGACTTATATCCTGAACAGCGCCACGGCTTTTGTGTCAACTCTCCCCGCTGTTGCGGCTGGTCTGCGGTATACCTTCTATGCGGGCGCAACTCAGGTTACAGGTGGTAACCACACGATCGTCCCGACCGACGACAACACCATCTATGGCGATTACAATGTCGCGGGGGCTACGGTTCCGGCTTCGGCTGAAGGCAGTATCAATTGGGTGGCTGACACAATGCTCCCAGGCGATAAGGTCGAGGTTTTTTGTGATGGCACAAATTGGTATGTCAGCGGGTCGGCAGCGGCTTCGGGGGCCATTACGTTTACTACTTAGGTGGGAGCGGTAAATGACTGATGCGGTAAGCATCTGCAACCTCGCTCTACAGCGGGTCGGTTCCAAGACCATATCAGCCCTATCTGATGACACCACGGCAGGGCGGGCTTGCAATAGGGTCTACGCGCAAGCCCGTGACAGTGAACTCCGCGCCCACTCATGGGCGTTTGCCCGTGAGAGGGTCCAGGTTGCGGCAGACAGCGCCGACCCCCCTTTTGGGGCGGCGAGGCGATACGCTTTACCGTCTGACAGCTTGCGGATATTGCCGACGAACGGGCGAGGCGGTACGGATACCCAAGATGACTTTGAGATATTTGGGCGTTTCATCCATACCGACCACAGCACCCCCATCAATCTGGTGTACGTTAAGCGTGTCACCGATGAGGAGACTTTCGACGCCCTGTTCGTTGAACTCTTGATTGCCCGTATTGCTATGGACATCGCAGAGAAAGTGACGCAATCGAACAAGAAAAAAGAACAGGCCATCCTCCACTACAACGAGGTGCAGAAAGAGGCGCGGCGGGTTAATGCGTTTGAGCGTCCACCTCAGAAACCGCCTGTGGACACTTGGCTCAATGCGAGGCTCTAAGTGTCAAAAGTATCAGCTATACAGAACAATTTCAACGGCGGGGAAATTTCGTCGCTGTTGTATGGGCGACCGGATGTTGATCGCTACAAGACCGGGCTGAAGACCTGTTTAAACTTCATCCCCCTTGTTCAGGGTCCGGTTGAACGGCGTCCGGGTACGCAGTTCATCAAAGAGGTGAAGACAAGTTCGCTGTCCACCAGGGTTGTGCGCTTTGAGTTTTCAACTACGCAAGCCTATATCATTGAATTTGGAAATTTATACTGCCGCTTTTATAAAGACAACGGCATCATTCGTTCGTCCACTTCCGCCATTTCAGGCGCTACAGTGGCGAACCCTGTTGTCGTAACGGATACCGCCCACGGTTATTCAGACGGCGCGGAGATTTTCATAGATGCTGTTGTGGGTATGACGGAGTTGAACGGTTCTTATTATGTCGTAGCCAACAAAACCGCCAATACTTACGAATTAACGGACGTTGACGGTGTGAACGTCGATGGTACAGCATACACCGCTTATTCGTCTGCTGGTACGTCCGCGCAAACGATTGAGTTAACCACCACCTATACCACGGCGCAGTTGTTTCAGTTGAAGTTCGCACAGAGCGCGGACATTTTGTATATCACACATCCTGACGTTAAACCGCGCAAGATGACGCGAACGTCCGACACGGCTTGGACGATAACCGATATTACGTTTTCCGATGGCCCCTACTTGCGGACCAACGTAGAGACAACCACACTGACGCTTTCTGGAACTACCGGGTCCGTCACCGTGACCGCGTCAGCGGTAGCGGGTATTAACGGGGGTGACGGTTTCCAGACCAGCGACATTGGGCGGCTTATACGTTGGCAAGACTCCGCTTCAGAGTGGACGTTTCTGACGATTACCGCCCGCGCCAGTACTACCAGCGTCACCGCTACCATAGACGGGCCTGACGCTTCCGCTGGTACGGCTACAGTAAGCTGGCGGCTTGGGGCATGGTCGGACACTACAAGCTATCCTGGCGCGGTCACGTTCCACCAGAACAGGCTCTGTTTCGCGGGTGGGACCAGCGAGCCTCAACGGGTGGATATGAGCCGTACTGGTGATTTTGAGAACTTCGCGCCGACAGAGGTGGACGCCACGGTGGTTGACGATAACGCCATCACCAACAATCTGTCAGCCGACACCGTCAACGCAATTCGATGGATTGCGGACGATGAGAAAGGGTTGTTGATTGGCACGGTGGGTGGTGAGTGGCTTTTACGTCCGTCCGACACGGGCGGTGTCACAACCCCCGCCAACGTCCAGAGTAAACGGTCCTCTGCCTACGGGAGCGCCAACATCCAACCCATTAGGGCGGGCCGTGGTGTTCTATTCGTGCAAAGGGCGCTTCGTAAAGTCCGCGAATTAGCCTATGTCTTTGAGGACGATGGCTTCAGAGCGCCTGATCTGACCCTGGTTGCGGAACACATTAGCCGCACAGGTATCGTAGAGTTGGCGTATCAGAATGAACCGCAGAGTCTTCTTTGGATGCCGTTGGTTGATGGGACGTTGATTTGCTTGACCTACGAGCGTGACCAAAAAGTTGTCGGTTGGTCCCGCCATGTTGTCGGTGGGCAGAGTGACGCCGGGACTACCCAAGCCAAAGTAGAAAGCGTGACGGTTATCCCAAACACCAGCGGTACGGCTGACGAACTCTACATGATTGTCCAGCGGTACGTTAATGGCGCGACCCGTCGTTATATCGAATATCTGAAACCCCATTGGGAAGAAACCAACGATCAAGAAGATGCCTTTTTCGTAGACAGCGGTTTGAGTTTGGATGTTCAGCTTGTGATGACCGCCGCGACTAAAGCTGATCCTTGTGTGATTACATCATCGTCTCACGGCGTTGATGACGGTGACGATATACGAATTACAGAAGTCAATGGTATGACGGAGTTGAACGGCAACAACTACATCGCGGGTGAGGTTGCGACGAATACCCTTGAACTTTTTAGTAACACCAAGCAGAACACCACCATCTCAGCCGCCACAGCGGCGAACCCTGTGGTCATAACCGCCCCCGCGCACGGGCTTTCCAATAGTGACCAGATTGGCATATTTGGCGTCGGCGGGATGGTTGAGTTGAACGGTAACGGGTATGTCGTAGCCAATAAGACCGCTAATACTTTTGAACTGTCAGGCATCAATGGGACGGGTTATACCGCTTTCACCAGTGGCGGGGACATTCGCGCCGCCATCAACAGTACCAATTTTACCACCTACGTTTCAGACGGGGTGATAAGGGAGCGGTCAACCGTAATTTCAGGGCTTGGCCACCTTGAGGGTCAGGCTGTTAAAATTCTTGCTGAAGGTGCGACCCACGCCGACAAGATCGTTACATCAGGCGCGCTCACTCTGGACAGGTCGGCCTCCGTCGCCCATATCGGCCTCGCCTATACATCCGACTTTGAGACGCTACGCTTTGACGTTGGCGCGCGAGACGGGACCAGCCAGGGTAAATTCGTTCGCTTCCATCGTGTTATCGTCCGGTTTCTACAAACCCTTGGTGGTTGGATGGGGCCAGACACGTCGAACCTGGATGTCTTGGTACTCCGCGAAGGCGGCGACCCAATGGACACCAGTGTGCCGCTGTTCACGGGCGACCAGGAACTTGATTGGGACGGGCAATACGGCACAGACGAGCATTTCTTTTACCGGCAGATCGACCCCCTACCTGTTACAATTGAGGCGGTAATGATCCAAATGGAAACACAGGACAGGTCATAGTGTTCGAGGTCATCCCCTTCAAGGCGGAACACTTAGCCGCTATCAAGCTACAGAGTATGCAAGCTCACTTGAGCAATTGGGTGACTTTGGAGCAGGGGCGCGCCCTTGAGCAGTCTCCAAGCTACACCGCGCTCTCCTACGGCGCTCCTGTCGGGTGCGCGGGGGTTATCAATATGTGGATGGGCCGCGCTGTGGCTTGGGCTTTTATCGCAAAAACCACACCACAGACTTTTCTCAAGGGACACCGGGCCGTCAAAAGATTCTTAGATGGTTGTTACACTCAACGAATTGAGATGACGGTCGATTGCGATTTTCCCGAAGCGCACCGTTGGGCCAAGATGCTGGGTTTTGAAATGGAGTGCGAACGGATGAAACATTACAGCCCAGATGGCCGGGACTGTGCTTTGTACGCGAAGATCAGACCATGACCGGCATAGAAACCATCCTGATGGCTGTCGGGACGGTGGTGTCCGCTGTCGGGCAGCTTCAGGCGGGCGCGAACGCAGAGGCGGCGGCGAACTATAACGCCCAGGTCTCCCACCAGAACGCTCGCGCCGCGCGTCTGGCGGCGCTAGAGGACAGCAAGCGCCAGCGGCGTTTGGCCACGAAGCGTCAAGGCGAGCGCCGCGCCCTCGACCCTGACAAGCTGGACTTACTTGAAGACAACGCGATTGAGGACGCACTGGAAGAACAGACCCTCCTCCATAGCGGCGAGGTCAGAGCGATAGGTTCTGAGAACACCGCCGGGTTGGAGATTGCAAGGGGGAAAGCCGCGAAATCCAGTGCGGCGACCAGCGCGGCGTTTACGCTGGTCACGGGCGCGGGCCAAGTGGCGGGCGGGTCACTCTTCCCTAGCTCTAGCGCACCTCTCATCTCCGCGCCGTCCACCGTCCCCTTCCTCTCCAACGCCCACCCCTGAGTAGATCATGGCAGAGTTCCCAGAATTTGATGCGTCGATTGGTCTGGCTGGGCCCACCAACACCCGGCGCGCGACGGCTGAAGACTTCGGTGGGCGCGGGGAGGGGCTGATCCAGGGCGGAGTCGCAGTACAGAAGTTCGCTGCACAACTAACGGAGCGGAAGGAGCGCGCCGACATAACACGGGTCCAGACACTGCGCTCAAACGCCGTGTCTGAAATAACCAAGTTCACCGTGGACGCCGAGAGCGCGGCGGATGCCGGGGCACCGGGGCATATTGAGAACGTCGGGGCTTTCATAGATGACTACTATGAGAAACTCACCCCACAGGCCACCACAGAGGCAGGGAAGCTCCTATTAGCTCGTCAGGCTGCGGAGGTGAAGTCGGCGTTCACCGTAGCGGCGATTAAATTTCAGTCGGTGTCCATGGGGGTACAGGCTAGGGATAACTTTGAAGTCAGCGTTGACGTAGATGTGAACACAATCTCCACATCTACAGACCCCCTGGCGGCGTATAACGCCCTTCTTGGCCCGCAGCTAGACAAAATAGGTGACGAGCGGGGCGCGTTGCACAAAGGACTGAATGCCGAGGACAGAGAGGGATTGTCTACGGATGTACGGGAGAGTTACGCTGACGCCCTTGTCCGGGGGTTCATCCGGCTCAATCCCGCGAGCGCCTTGCATGAATTGATTGGTGGTAGGTTCGATCAGGTACTCAGTAAAGAAGACAAGGAGTCGCTGATGAGTGCCGCCCAGCAGGGGGTGGATGGTGTCGAAGCGGCGAGGAAAGCCGCCATAGCGGCAGACAAGGCGGCACAAGCCGAAGCGGTGCAAAAAGAGCAGGGCGTCGTTTTTAACATGATACACACCGGGGTCGGCCCTGAAGGCGAAGCGATGACCCCTGAGGCGGTGGTGAATTATATCTTAAGCAACACAACGCTCCTACCGTTCCAGGGCGCGGGGAATAAGAACCAACTAATTGATGTCCTGACCTTGCGCGCGAAGGGCGTCACAACCGGAGAGATGGACGCCACGGTTAAAGAGGAACACCTCCGCGCGCTTGCCGTCATGTATACAGGTGTGGACGCCGAAGGAAACCAAGTTTCATTGGCTACTCTGAGGGACCAGTTGCTCGATGAAGACGGGGCGTTCTCGGAGTTGTCCGCGGCCACCATCAGCACTATCACAGCATCTATCGACGCCCGTTTAGCTTTTGCTGAGGGCGACCAGACCAAGGGCGAGATCGAGGCCGCACACCGGGAATTGTACGCCATCGCCATTAGCGGGGGGGCCGATGGCGAACCCGTCAGCACGGCAGACTTCAGGGTGCTTCTCCTATCAGACAAGTTCCGTGTTCTGAGCGGGGCTACTAAAACCGCGCTCCTCAAACTCAAAGAGGCCGGGGATGCGCCGAAGGTAGCGGCGACCGTCAAGGCGGCGCACCTCAACGCGCTCACCATCATCCTGACCGGAAAAGACCTTGAGGGCAAAGCCGTCTCAGCTACGGAACTGAAGGCACAGATGCTCAAGTCGGATGGGCCGTTTAAGAGTCTCAGCGCGCCCGTTATCGCAGCCATACTCGAGATTGGCGAGGGGGTTAGCGCGCCCAGTGCTGCGAACATCGCCGCACAGCGGAACGTTCTGACGACGATACTGACGGGCAAAAACCCCGATGGGGTTACCCTCACGGACGTAGAGATAATACAATACATCAACGGTCAAACCGACCTTCCCCCCTCTGGGACGGGGTCTATAAAATCCTACGTTAGTATGGCGAACGACGTAGCCAGCAAGCGAAGGGGACTCACCGCAGGCAGCGCCGCCAATGAAGCCTACCAGCGGCTGCACTTACCACCAGATGACCCCGATCATCTATCCGCGTCTGCGTTTGCGACCGACAAAGACCTTATTAGGCGGTTGGGCTTCAAAGTGGCGTCTTCACTCAGGGACTCCGCACTGGCGCTTCTCGACCCTGAGACTAGGGCGTTAGAGATTGAGATGCTGGGGGTTTTCACGCGGTTCTCCTCCAGCATCACGAAAGCGACATTGTTCAAAGCGGACCATGTGGGGGACCAGTTGAACGAGGCGTTTAGACAGGAGGTGCGGCGACGGGTTGACGCGAAGCTTGAAGCGGGAGAAGACCCCCTGGTTCTGTTTGATGATGTGGAGGGCAACAAGGAGTACGTCGGTCTGCTGGTGCCTAACTACATCCGAAGCGCCAAGGAGCAGCGCGAGAGCGCAAAAAACCGGATGAGGGACCAGCCGATAGAAATATACACCTCACCAGCGGCGCGCCTAGAGGGCGAGACGATTGAGGAATATGAGAAACGGATGAACCAGTGAGCGGCGACGATTACATCGACAGGCTCTCAGCCGCAGGGTTCTCCGAACAGGAAATACAGGCGCACATGCAAGGGCGGCGCGACGAGTACTCCGCCGCCGGTTTTACCGAGGAGGAGATCAACACCTACCACGGCGCGCCGCCCATAGACGACGAACCCATAGAGCGTTACGTCAAGATGGTCATCGACGGCGTTCTGGATGAGTTCCAGGGCGCGGACGACCCTCTCACGGGTGAGCGCCCAGGTTTTTCGGAGTTAGTAACCCGAGGTGCGGAAGCCGGGTGGAACGCCTCAACGGTGGGGATGTACATGCGGAAGCAGATGCCCGACCCGGTACACCAGAGAACTATTGCAGGGTCAATCCCCCACGGTTTAGCCACACTCGCGGGCGACCTCCCCCTCATGCTATCCGGCGCGGCGGTAGCCATGCCTGGTGGCCCGGTTGCGATGTTGGCGACGGCGTTCGCCCTACCCGCCGCCGCCAGAGAGGTTTTGGTTCAAGCATACACCCGTGGGGAGGTTGTCGATGTAGCGGACTTCTTCCAGCGGCAATCCGATATTTTTTTGGCGGGCACGAAGGGCGCGCTGACAGGAGCGTCTACGGCGTTGGCAGGGGGGCTTGCCACAACTACCGTGCGGAAGGTGGGGGCGGAAGTGGTTATGATGACCACAGTGGGGTCGACCCTGGAAGGCCAAGTGCCAACCCCCCGCGACTTCTTCGACGCCGCCGTCATCCTGTACGGGTTTAGAGCCACACAAGTTGTACTCGGCAAGGGTGTCACGGCGACGCAGCAGACCGTCGTGCGAGGGCGGGAGGTGCTGATGGACATCTACGCCAAGACGGGTAAGCGCCCCGCAGAGGTTCTGGCCGATATGGAAGTGGACCCGACCATACTGGCAGATGTCCTCGCGGCCATGGACCCGAACGCGCGTCGCATCCCCAGAGCATACGCCGGGTTGATTGAGGAGGGCGGCACGGGCGCGCGAGGCGAACCACCCCGCGCCCCTAGCTCCCCCCGCCCCGCCCAGTTGTTGGATGCTACAGTCGCCGACGCCCAGGCACGGGTGAGTGCCAGGATATCTGTTGGAGGTAAAACCGAGCGGTCCACTAACACCCTGGACATGCTCTATACGGAGGTGGTGGATTCGACCTACCCGCTGTTTAAGTTGGTAGAAAATCTGCGGGACGGGACGGAGCTAAAGGCAGACCTCAACCCTTATTACCAATCTCGTTTCGTCCCGGCGGCAATGGCTAAGTCACAACTGTTTCTCGACATCGAGGTACGGCGTTTCGGCTCAACGGAGGTTGTCAGTCGCGGCCTCAAACTAATCTTGGAACCGGTCAACAAGGACTTAGATGGCTTCCGGGCATACATAACATCCAAGCGCACCGTCGAGTTGGCCGCACGGGGGATCGAGACGGGGGTCGATCTGGCTGACGCGAAGGTAATAACAAGGGCTGGCAAGGCGAAGTACGAGGCGACGTTCCGTGAGTTAGTCGTCTACCAGGACGCCGTGCTAACCTACCTCAAGGATAGCGGCGTCATCTCTGAGAGTTCTTTTAAGAAGATGATAGAGGCCAACCGCGACTACGTCCCGTTCTTCCGTCTATTCGCGGAAGAGACGGGCGGAGCGCAGGGTGGTCGCGCAACCTTACGCAGCCCGATTAGGCGTATCAAGGGTTCTGAGAGGATAATTGTCGATCCCCTGGAGAGCATCATAAAGAACACCTACGCCTTCGTGCAGCTCGCGGAGCGTAACGCTGTTGGCGTTAAACTCGTTGAGTTGGCCGAGACCATGCAGGGGACCGGGGAGACAGCCTTGGTGCAACGTGTCCAGCCGCAGGTCACACCTATCACGGTGAAGGCCAGCGAGATGACGCCCCTGGCGAGACGGATGGCGGAGGAGTTTGGGATCGATTTCACCCCTGACGAATTTACTGTTTTTAGAGCGAAGTCTCTCCGCGAGTCGGCGACCGAAATAGCCGTGTACCGCGATGGCAAGCGAGAGGTCTACGAGGTCGGGGCCGATGTCGCCGAAGCCATGAACGGCATGGATGGGCCAAGCGCCAATCTATTTATCAAGATAATGTCCGCCCCCGCTAGAACCCTCCGAGCGGGGGCTATACTCAACCCGGAGTTTTTCGTTAAGAACCTCTTCAGAGATACCATCTCTGCCGGGGTGTTCTCCACGGGCAATTTCAGACCATTCTTTGATACCATAATGGGCATGGGTGAGCTTATGAAAAAGGGGGAGGTGTACCGTGATTGGATGGCGAGTGGCGGCGGCAACGCCACATTCATCTCCCTTGACCGGGCGTACCTACAGCAGAGCCTGAAAGGACTGCTGACGACCACGGGCTTGGGTAAGGTGAAGAACCTTGTGAAATCACCTTTGGAGTTGCTCAGGATCGGGGCTGAGTTATCGGAGAATGCCACCCGCCTGGGTCTGTACGCCAGAAAGACGCGAGGCCGCAGGGACGCCACATCCAGAGCGGAAGGCGCGTTTGAGAGTCGCGAGGGGACGTTGGATTTTGCAAAAATGGGGGCGTCCATGCGGGGCTACAATGGTGTCTCAGCTTTCCTGTCGGCGCGCATTAACGGCTACGACCGCCTGTTTCGCGCGTTCAAGGATAACCCGGTGAGAGCTACAGCCCTCGCCACCGCAACCATAACCATGCCGTCCGTAGCCCTCTGGTTAGCCAACCACGACGACCCCCGGTATCAGGCGTTGCCCCAGTGGCAGAAAGACCTTTTTTGGATTATCATAGTGGATGGCGAGGACATGGCCGGGGCCGATGGTCCCGGTACGGGGCGGTTGAGTAAGCCAGGGACCATATACCGGGTGCCCAAACCCTTTGAATTAGGGATTATGTTTGGGACTTCAGCGGAGCATATCCTTGAGGCGTACAAAGCGCATAACCCTGACGCCCTGGCGGGTATGGTGGAGGCGTTCGGGGCCGACGTTGCCTCATCACTCGTGCCTACGATGGCTGGCCCCATCGTGGAGCAGATGACCAACTACTCCATATACCGTGACGCGCCCCTGATCCCCGGAAGCCTGGAACACCTCGTCCCTGATATGCAGTTCACAACCCACACCACAGAACTCGCTAAATCCCTGTCTGAAATAACGTCGTTGGTTTCAATCGCGGTCGGGGTACACCCGTCTGAGGCCGGGGTGTCTCCGATAGTGCTTGAGAATTACGTCCGACAGTGGACGGGTGGTCTGGGGTCTTACGCCATGGAGATTGCAGACAAGGCGCTTAGGGTTGCCGGGGTGTTGCCAGAGCCGCCCGCGCCCGCTACCGTTCTGGCCGACATCCCCTTTATCAAGGCGTTCGTTATCAGGTTTCCTTCCTCGGGCGCGCAGCCCATCAGAGACTTCTATGACCGGCTGAAAGAATTGCGGGTGCTGTCTAACTCCATTCAGGCACTACGCGAGACGGGTGACCCGGAGGATTCGGATAAGGCTGACAGCCTAGAGGCTGTAGACCCTCTCGTCATGCTCAAATTAAGCGGCTACGAGCAGACCATGAGTGAGCAGACCTCCCTGATCCGCAGCATTTATAAGAACCCCGACATGTCACCGGACGAGAAGCGGGAGTTGATAGACAACACCTACTACTTCCTCATCGAGTTGGTGAAGGACGGGAATGAACTTATGAACATGGACATGGGACAGTGACCCCCACATCAAGAATCGCCCGACTTCAGCACAGCGTTTGGCGAATGACAAAGATGTGGTATAGTGTTTAAACGCATAGGAATTTGATATGACAATTAGCTCAACAGCCCTCAGATCAAGCACCGCTGGCAACGGCTCCACCACCGCGTTCACTTTTCCGTATCTGTTTTTCGCGGAAGACGACCTGACCGTTATCTTGGTTGTGGACAGCACGAACGTCGAAACCACGCAGACCATAACCACCCACTACACGGTAGCGGGCGCGGGTGTGGCGGCTGGCGGGACGGTGACGATGGTTTCGGCTCCCGCTGTAGGCGAGACGCTGGTCATACTTCGAGATGAGCAATTCACCCAAGGGCTAGACCTAGTCGAGAACGACCCCTTCCCGTCCGACCTTGTTGAAAAACAATTCGACATCCTGACCATGCTGACCCAGCGGTTGAAGGACATATCCGACAGGTCGGTCAAACTCTCGGAAGGCGACACCTCTGCGGCGGACACCACCCTCGCAACCCCGGTCGCAAATGCGTTTATCAAGTGGGACACGGCGGGCACCGCGCTGACAAGTTCGTCAACGGCGGCGGGTCAAAACCTGGGCGGGGATGGCACAGCGCTGTTGCCTTATTATTCCTACTCAGCGGACCCTAATTCGGGAGCCTGGAGGGTGGGGGCCGATCAGCTAGGTTGGTCCGTCAATGGCGTTAAAGGGCTTGATCTATCCACCACTGGCCTAGCCGTCACCGGAACTCTAGCGGCAACGGCAATCACCGGCTCCGGTATTCTGTCCATCGATGACACAACCGAAACGTCGTCGGGCACCACCGGGTCCATCCACACAGATGGCGGCGTTGGAATCGCCAAGAAGCTGCACGTCATCGGAACGACCACGCATGGCGGTGATGTGGTTTCGGATACGGATAGTACTGATGATTTAGGTACTACCGGGGTTCGCTGGGCCAACCTTTTCGTCGATGATATCACTGTTACCACTGCAGTAACGGCAGCAGGCGTTATCACCGGCGCGACTGTTGAGGCAACTGGCGACACCAGCGCATCCGATAATGCTGCAATGGGCTACACCGCTGGCGAAGGGCTTATCTTAACTGGCCAGGGAAGTAGCACAGATGTAACCATTAAGAATGACGCCGATGCTACTGTGATCAGTGTTCCAACTGGTACGACCAATACTACTTTTGGCGGGGACATTGTTTCTGACACCGACAGCACCGATGATATCGGAACCACTGCTGTCCGCTGGGCCAACCTTTTCGTCGATGATATCACGATGGGCGGCGATCAGACTATCGGTGGCAACCTAACCGTCACCGGAAACCTGACCATTAACGGCACTACGGTTACCAACGACGCGACCAA